CGCCACCGTACACGAACCTCTTTCGTGTCGACTTTGGCAGGCGGAGATTGGACATCCCCGTTCATCTCCCTGCCATATCGCGTACGCCACCAGAGTGTATGATAATAAGGATCAAAGATTTTAATCCCCTTCCTATACACTTTGGGACCCACAGACAGACTCAGCACCTCATCACGCTGATACAGCTGATGTGTGCCATCACTGTGCTTCAGAAGCTCAGTGATAGTAACAGAGTCATCTATTGGAGTGTAATGACGCTCCTTTAGGTGGTTGTTACGGGGCTGTCTATGCCTAAGAGCGAAGGACTCGTTGGAATCCTCTTCAACGAAGAGAATTTTATTAAGTCCACGGGTCGATGAGACCCCCTTAATAGGATAGCGTAAGCAGAAATTCACGATAAAAGAGTACAGGTTTCTATACCCATACTCGATTGCGTGATTTCCTGCATCTACTACGCCTACCAAGCTCTCTACGGCAATCCTCGGGCAAATCTGTTTTACCTTGAAAGTCAACGGCGTAACATCGTAGCCGTTGAAATAGTGTTTACCGCAACTTTCGCGATAAGCAGTATTATCAATGTAGGACTTCTCCTCATTGACCTGGAAGGATAACTCAGAAAGCGTACGTATGACGTTTGATGTCACCTGTTTATCACAGATGATATCGTCGCCATATACGAAGAAACGTAAGTAGTGACGATGCTTGTGCGACTTATTCCCAAACAACACAAAGTATGCGTTGTCGAGGTCTAGATCACATATAGTATCGCCATTCCAAATGTCTCTTCCGTAGGACTGAGCAATGCTCACCATAAAGAGTACCGCCGAGAAGACGGTACACTGGACTGGAAAGCAAAGTGCTGAACCCATAGGTGCAAACTTGTTCACACGAATGGGTACTTCTGATTCTGGCGTTTGAACATAGCGAGAACGAGTCCCTAAAAGGTGTTTTAATACCTTAGGAGGGAAAATCGCTTTCACCAGTTCAAGCGAAACTGAGTCAGAAGCGGATGATAGGTCAATGGTGTCAAGGCTCGATGAGATTGAGCCGTGCCAACATAACCTTTGGTTTCGAGTTTGGTCTTTCAAGAAGACATGTCTCCTTAAAATTCCTTCCTCGAGCCAACGTTCGTACCATAGAAGGACGCCTTGTTGCGCCCATTGGAAGTCGATAGGCTCCATACATATGGAGCGCGTCTTCTTCATATCTTTAGGTACAAACATCAACCTAGCTGTACTCTGTCCTACATCCTTACGCAGTGTTGCGGTAGCGCCATTGGGAGTAGGTGAACAAACGGATTCGACTGGAAGTCGGTTGTCATATA